TATGGGTGCGCAATCAGCCTAGGAGATTATAATGGCAAAGACACCAGCATGGCAACGTAAGGCAGGTCAGAATCCTAAAGGCGGTTTGAATGAAAAGGGTCGTGCATCTTACAGAACTGAATCTGGTAAGAAGGGCAATCTGAAAGCACCAGTTAAGGGAGCGGCAGATACGCCAGAGAAGTTGCGCCGCAAGGGTAGCTTTCTTGTTAGAATGGGTTCTGCTAAAGGTCCTCTCAAAGATGAAAAGGGAAGACCAACCAGATTGAAATTGTCTCTTGTGGCTTGGGGTCATAATGGCGACAAAGCAAGTGCAGTAGCTAAAGGCAGAAGGCTTTTGGCTAGATATCAAAAACAGAAGGAAGCAAAGAAAGGAAAGTAGTCATGCCGATGGGTAAAGGAACTTATGGTTCAAAGGTAGGTCGTCCAGCAAAGAAGTCAATGCTTACTGGTAAGCAGAAGACATTGCCAAAAGAGTTGCAGAAAAAAATTGTTAAAGCAAAGATGAAAAAGTAATGCCTGTAAACGAAGCTGGTAATTATACCAAACCTAAAATGCGCAAAGCTTTATTTGAAAGAATCAAAGCTGGAAACAAAGGCGGCAAGTCTGGTCAATGGTCTGCTCGTAAGGCGCAGATGCTGGCTAAAGCTTACAAAGCAAAAGGTGGAGGCTATACCTCATGAAAAAAGCACCAAAAGTTCCAAAGAAAAATTCTTTATTAAAACAAGTTGGTCAAGTAGACCAAAATTTTTTTAAATTCTTAAGGGAACGTAAAGGCATTGATCTTAAAGAACTTGGTAAAGACAAGACTGGTTTTAGTAAAAGAGAAGCTGGGTTAATTTCACAATATTACCTAGACTATCTTATGTCTGTGGATTATGATTAATGGCACTTGCACCTTCACAGAAATCTCTTCGCTCTTGGACAAAGCAGAAATGGCGCACCAAGAGCGGCAAGCCTTCAACGCAAGGTTCTAAGGCTACTGGTGAGCGTTATTTGCCAGAAGCCGCTATCAAAGCTTTGTCTTCTTCTGAATATGCGGCATCGACAGCCGCAAAAAGAAAGGCTATAAAAAAGGGTAAGCAATTTTCAAAGCAACCCAAATCTATAGCTGATAAGACAAAGAAGTACAGATGAGTTTCCTACATACACTGAATCAACAAGAGCGAGATATGCTTCGCACAATAGTGAAGAAAGTCCACCTTATTCACCACCCAGAAGAGTTTTGCACAGACAGAGAAGCTGATAAAGTGATTGCGGTTATAGGACCAGAAGTCATTGAACGCATGATTAAGTTTGGCAAGGATCACAAGGTTGACCAACTTTAAATACAAACCAGATGGTGCAGTTCTTAAGGCATTTATGAAAGATGATACATTCTTTCGTGGCTTACGAGGACCTGTAGGTTCTGGTAAATCTGTTTGTTGTTGTGTAGAAGTTTTTCGCAGAGCGTTGCAACAAAAAAAGAATGCTGAAGGTATTCGTAAATCACGCTGGGCTGTTATCAGAAACACAAACCCACAGCTTAGAACCACTACAATCAAGACATGGCTAGATTGGTTTCCAGAGGAAACATGGGGCAAGTTTCTTTGGTCTGTTCCATATACCCACCACATTAAACAAGCTGATATTGATCTTGAAGTTATCTTTCTTGCGTTAGATAGACCAGAAGACGTAAAAAAATTGCTGTCTTTAGAACTTACTGGCATCTGGATTAATGAGGCAAGAGAGATTCCAAAGAGTATTATTGATGCGTGTACTATGCGTGTTGGTCGTTTCCCTTCAATGAAAGATGGTGGTTGCACTTGGACAGGTGTAATTGCTGATACTAATGCACCAGAGGAGGATCATTGGTGGCCTATAATGTCAGGCGAAGTTCCAATTCCAGACCACATATCAAAAGAAGAAGCGCGAATGCTCGTAAAACCAGACAACTGGAGCTTCTACACTCAAGCCGCAGGGATGGTGGAAGTAAAGGACGAAGAAGGGAACGTCACAGAATATTCTCGAAACGAGAACGCAGAAAACGCAAACAATATGAGATCAGACTATTACAAGAACATTGTAATGGGGAAGACCAAGAGTTGGATAGACGTGTATGTGATGAACCGCCTTGGCAGTATAAAGGATGGTAAACCTGTTTATCCTATGTTTGCAACTGATGTGCATGTGGCAAAAGAAGAAATACCTATAGCGGCAACCGTGCCAATTTATGTCGGGCTTGATTTCGGGCTAACCCCTGCTGGCGTTATCGGACAGAAAGTAAGAGGGCGTTGGCTAATACTGCAAGAGTTGGTTGCCTTTGATATGGGCATAGTCAAGTTTAGTGAACTTCTGAGGCAAGAGTTAGCAACACGTTATCCTACCAATGAAGTAATAATTTTTGGCGATCCTGCTGGTGATTTTCGTGCGCAAACAGATGAATCAACACCATTTCAGATTCTTAGAGGTGCTGGGTTGAATGCTCGCCCTGCGCCATCTAACGATGTTTCTTTACGTCTCGAATCTGTATCTGCACCGCTAGGTAGAATGGTTGATGGGCATTCTGGCTTCTTAATTGATCCTAGATGCAAAACAATTATTAAAGGCTTTGAAGGTGGATATCAGTATAGAAGAATGCAAGTTTCTGGTGAGCGTTATGATGATAAACCAGAAAAGAATCATTTTTCCCACATACATGATGCTTTACAATATCTAATGCTTGGTAGTGGAGAAGGTAGAGCCATATTAAGTAATCAGGCGGCAACACCTCAACCATTTCAAGCAAGCAGAAGTTTTGATGTCTTTACTCGTCAACCAAAGAAGCGTAGGCAAGGATTGTGGTCAAGGATGTGATTTGTGCGTTGATATGCATAAATGCATTCTGTAGTTGTAGTACAAAGGAGAATAGCTATGTGTATATTTGGTGGTCGTCCTAAAACCCCTGCGGTTGATCCTAATGTTGAGATTGAAAGAGAAAATCAACAGCAAATGGAACAGGAAAAGAAACAAGAGGCAAAGGCAAAGGCTCTTGAAGAAACTGTTGCTAAGAAGAAGAAGGGTGCTGGAGGCATGTCATTGCTTACAGGGACAAAAGGCGGCATTGGCTATATTGATGAGACACTTTAATGCATAAAACTGCACAACAACTTCTTTCAATGTATGATCGAGCGAAATCTCAACGTGCATTGTTTGAGCCGTTATTTGATGAATGTTATGAATATGCATTACCAATGCGGCAAAGTTTTTATTCTGAAACCCCTGGGCAACGCAGAGATGATCGCATCTTTGATGAAACTGCTGTTGTTGGCGTTCAAGAATTTGCTTCTAGATTGCAGTCAGGACTTGTTCCCAACTTCGCTAGATGGGCAGATTTCGTTGCTGGTTCTGAAATTCCACAAGATCAATCTGATGAAGTAAACAATCAGTTAGATGAGGTAACAGAATATGTATTTGAAGTTCTGCAAAATTCTAACTTCGGTCAAGAGGTGCATGAAAGCTTTATGGACTTGGCTGTTGGAACAGGTGTCTTACTTGCTCAAGAGGGTGATGCGGTACAGCCGATTCGTTTTAACGCGATACCGCTTCCGTCTGTCGTGTTGGATACTGGTGTCGATGACAAAATTGACCATGTATATAGAGAACGTAGCCTCAAGGTTTCGGAGATTCTTATTGCGTATCCAAAGGCAACTCTTTCGGAAAGATTGATGCGCATGATGCAAACTGCTCCAGAATCAAAGGTAAGATTGATTGAGATAGTTTGTAAAAATTACGAAAATCTAAATGAAGATAGGCATGATTTCTTTGTTGTTGATGCTGATAATAAAGATATCATTTTCTTTGAGCAGTTTAAAGGTGTTGGTTCAAACCCTTATATTTGTTTCCGTTGGTCAAAAGCGGCTGGTGAGATTTATGGAAGAGGTCCTCTTGTTAACGCATTAAGCGCAATCAAGACAACAAACCTTACTATTGAATTAATTCTTGAGAATGCACAGATGTCTATATCTGGTGTATATCAGATGGATGACGATGGTGTTATTAATACAGATACTATCAACCTTGTCCCTGGCACTATTATACCGAAAGCTGTGGGTTCTGCTGGATTACAGCCAATAAGAGCGGCTGGCGATTTTAATGTTGCTAATCTTATTCTTGGCGACATGCGGAATAATATTAAACGCGCACTCTACAATGACATGTTAGGTGATCCAAACAGAACGCCAGCTTCTGCTACTGAAGTTGCAGAAAGAATGGCTGATCTTTCAAGACGTATAGGTTCTGCGTTTGGAAGACTGCAAGCTGAGATGGTGCAACCAATTTTACAAAGAGTAGTTTACATTCTTAAAAAACAAGGTAGAATCGAGATTCCAACAATCAATGGAAGAGAAGTAAAGGTTAAGTCTGTATCTCCGTTAGCACAAGCACAAGCTAATCAAGATATCGCTTCTGTTTCAAGGTTTATTGGATTAGTTGCAAATACATTTGGACCTGCCACTTTAAATTTATTAATTAGTTCAGAAGAGGTTGCTGTTTATCTTGCTAAGAAGTTTGGTGTTCCTGATAACTTGGTAAGAGATTCTTTTGAAAGACAGCAAATGATCCAGATGGCGCAACAGTTACAACAGGCGCAACAAACAGGTGAAATGCCAGATGTCACGGCACTTGGGTCTTGATGGTTTTGAGAGGCCAAAATCTGAAGAAGATAAAATCTCTCAAAACTTTACAACATTGTTCAGAACGCCAACAGGCGAAGCAATCTTAAAGTATTTACGTTCCATAACAATTGAAGCTGTCAATGGTGCTGGCGTTTCAAATGATGCATTGCGTCATTTAGAGGGTCAGCGTTATCTAGTCGGCTTAATTGAAAGACGTATTG